CTTCCTGATTGTAGGGGTCCATCGCAATGTCCAGGCGACTACGCGCCTCACCGACGATATAGGCGTCATCGAACTTGTCGTTGGCGGCTTGCATGATTTCCTCTGTCGAGCCATCAGGCAACAGCCTATCGGACACATCGATCTCCTCGAACTGATAGACAAGCTCATCGACCTTCCAAGCGGCCTTTACGATGGGGCGAATTTTGTTGGGCATCTTCTATCTCCTCGGTTTGTGTGGTTCCTACCAGCAAAGCCCCGCGCTGAGTCGGAGCAATGCGGCGCGTTTAGCGCGATGTGGTTGGGGGTTACTCAGAGTCGATGACATCGACCAAGGCGTCAGCTTCGCCGAAGCTGAACCCTTTGTGATCTTCGAGCGCAGCGATCATGTCGGCACGAATAACGCTGGCTTCGTTTTCGGTGAGGCCCGACACCGCCTCGCCTGTTTCGCGGTTCTTAACAATTGTCATCTGATCGTCTCCTGTTTGATTTAAATGGTGGCCCGAGGGCTCACCATGCCGGGCCGCGTTTGGCTTTGTGCCCGTCGGCTTTGAGATCGGCGATCTCGGTCTGGACATCGGTCATGAAGGAGGTGCCGTAGTTCTCATCGTCCTTCTCGTTCTCGAAGGACGTGTGGGGCTCCCACTCGGTTTCGCCGTCGTACTTAACCCAGATGTGTGTTGTCATTGGTGGAGCCCCTTGCTGGTTGCGAGGACCCCTTTATGAGCCTATCAGTTACTGATGTCAACAATAAAACATCAGGCATTGCAAAATAATTTTGGTTGCGGTACTTTGAGCATGGGCGCAGAATGCTCTGCGTTTTTATATGGAGGTTGATTATGAAGCCAATAGTGAAGGCGGCCCTGGCCGTCGCTAACAAATACCCTGTATTCCCAACTCATGAAAAAATGCCGGCGTGGTCCAATCGAGAGCTAGGGGTCGCGCGTGGCGAAGGCGGATACAAGGTCGCATCAAGTGACCCGGACCGGGTCATCGAGTTATTCTCACATGATAGAGCCACCGAGATTGCCGTGCCGATGGGCGCAATGAGCGGCCTCATTTGCGTGGATGTTGATCTCTGGAAAGACCCGGCGCTGCAAACCTGGATCGATGAGTGGCCGGTACTTAGTGAGACGCTGACGCATGAAACGCGCAACGGCGGCCGGCACTACATATTCCAGCACCCAGGTGATAATATTAGATTCCCTTCGACGCTGCGGGCCGGCGTGGACTTAAAGGCCGGCGGGACTGGTTATATCTGCGTGCCGCCGACCGAAGGCTATAAGGTTATCAAACGCCGAAAGCCTAGGCCCTTCCCCCTCGAATTATTACGCGACGCCATGAAGGCCAAAGGCGGCACCGGCAACCTCACCGGCGAATATAATTCTGAGACCGACGATGCATTAATTGAGAAGATTCTGACGGCCGAAGAATTATACCCGGCGCTGCGCACCCTATCGATGCGGCTGGCCATGCGCACCAACCCCGACGGCACCACACTCAGTGAGGTGGAGCAGATCAACACACTGTCCAACCTCATGGACGCGTCCGAAGCATCGGCGCCATCGCACCCTAGATATGATGACTGGCTGGACCGGCGGGCTCGACTAGAGCCTCTGGTCGAGAGCGCGATACATAAAGCGGGCGCGCCCCTACTGTCCGATGCGCAGATCGATGCCATCGCATCAATTCAGGGCGACACCTTCATAAAGACCCAGCAAATCATCGCGGCGGCCAGCCGCCCTATCGGGCCTCAGCAGCTTCCCACGTCGGTGGACATCGAGATGCTGCTGAGGGCGCGCGAAGATACTTCGAACAACAGCGAAACGGACAGCGAAAGCGACGCACCCGAAACAGGAAACGAAGAGCAGCACAGCGCATTCACAACCATAAACATAGCTGATCTATCACAAACAAAAGTCGAGCCAATCGACTGGATCATCCCCCAGGTTCTCCCGGCCCAGTCTACGGTGTCCATCGCCGGCGCCTCCAACGTGGGGAAAACTAGATACATGTGCGCGCTGCTGGTCGCGCTGGCGGTAGGCGACACCAAGCGTGTCGGCCTGCCTCAATGCAAGGCGCCGGTGACTAGCATGTACATATGCAACGAGGAGCGGGCCCAGGATATTCGGCGGCGTATTCGCGCCGAGATCTTACAGCACGGCGACACCAGTGCCGTGGGCTCCATCATCGTCAGAGGTAAAGAGAACGGCACGCTGCAGCTGGTCACAATTAATGAAACCGGAAATGCGGAAATCAATAAAGATGTGGTCGCTGACATTGTAGCTGAGCAGCGTAGAACCGGCGCGCAGGTGCTTGTCTTTGACCCCTTCGGAACCCTAAGCGGTGCAATGGATGAGAACAGCGCAGCCAGTGCCGGCGTGCTCAATAGCGCGTTCATTCTACTGACCAGCCTAACCGGTGCGACCTGTATATACGCCCACCACACGCCCAAGGATCGGGCAGCCGACGCTGATGTGTTTAGAGGCACGTCATCGGCATGGCGTGGATCCTCAGCAATATATGCGGCCCTGGATTGCGGCTTCACTTTATCTAATTGGCTGCCTGCAGATAAGGATCTTCGAAAGCTCTGGAAGCAGGGCCGGCTGGATCAAAAACTAGACCGGTGGATCGTATTGGACTGCGGGAAAATACGCGAAGGCGAAACTATATCGCCGGCCGTATTTGAGTTGATTGGGCAGGAGATGACACCCGGCGAAGGTGACCCCATTGGTGTGTGTAGACTGGCTACACCGGCCGAGGCTTTGAACGCTCTAAGCTCATCGGGCATCAATGCGATCGGCGGAAAAATGCTCGCAGATGATCTGTTTATTACGATGGGTGCCGGCCTTCATGCTGTATCAAAGGTGCATAAGAATATGCATGGGAACCCGGTCTGGCCGATCGCCGCCGAGGCATGGCACGCGACTAAACACATGCCCATAATCGAGGAGGCATTGCCTGTTGTAGGCGATAAATGTCGTGTAACCTTAGAGAGTGCAGAAGGTAAAAAACACAATGTAAGATGGTTGCTAAAGGTTGAGGCAAGTGAGGCAGAGTAAACGCAGAATTGGCTTACTCTGCCCCACGCAAACCCCCGGAAACCCTGGCGTTTTCTACTCTGTCTACTCTGTCCGGGGCAGAGTAAGACAAAGTGGACGGAAAATGTAATGAAATCAATGCGTTGTACTATGTCTGCCTGCCTGTCTTTCCCCCTCTTCGAGGGGGAAACAGTCCCGATGGGGCAGACTGTTTCCCTGGAGTGGGAAAAGGGGTCATGAATTTTGTTGTTGGTATTGACCCGGGAGCGGTCGGCGGTGTGGCGGTCGTAAGCGTCCAGAAAAACCGATTGCGGCTGGTTGATGGTTTTCGGATGCCCATGCATAAATTGAACACCGGCAAGCAGATTGTGGACGCGGCAGATGTTTTTGAGAGGCTGGTGGATTACACGGTAGATGCCGCCATCATCGAGAGCGGCATTGCTATGCCACGGCAATCGAGTGTCAGCACATTTAGCCAAGGCCGGAATTGTGGATCCATCGAGGCTGTTATGTTTATCATGGCCGACACGCTGGGATGGGTAACTCCACGGCAATGGAAAAAAGATCTCGGCCTGAGTAGCGACAAGCAGCAGAGCATCGACCTAGCAAAAAATATTTTCAAGGGGGACTACACCTGGACCAAAAAAGCCGATGATGGTATAGCTGAGGCTGCACTGATCGCGGCGTGGTTTTTGCGAGAGATGGGGAAGGTGAATTATGACCATTAAATTTTTCTTCACGTATGGGCTGGTAGATCCGCGCGACATGCGCATCCATTACATCGGCAAAGGGACAGCCGACCGAGCACGGCGTCATTTCAAGAAAGTGCCCAGGCACATGCAGGGCAAACAAAGCACCCGCAAATCAATTTGGATCGAAGAGGTGCGCAGCGCAGGCTTCGAGCCCAGCGTGATCGTCTTCAATAATTTTACAAATGAGCAGGAGGCTTTGGCAGATGAGAAGCAGCGCATTGATCAACTCGGCTTCGACAACCTCACAAACTCTAATCGCGGCGGCGGCGGTGACACCAGCAAGAAATCGAAGAACAAGCAGCCGTCCATACTTTCACCGGAAAAGGAAAAATTCTGTCAGCTCATTGTGGAAGGCCAAACGCAGCACGATGCGTACATCAGCGCTTGCAATCCTACTACTATTAAATCTACTAGCATCGACACTCTGGCTTCTCGGCTGGCTTGCAGTGTGCAAATCAGATCAAGGATTGAGGAGATTAAGGCGCCCGCCTTGCACGCCGCCCAGAAAAAGTTTTCGGCAACCATCGACACCTTGACCGAGCAGTACATCGAGAACCGAGAGCTGGCCTTGGACACGTCGCAGCCCGGCGCCGCCAACGGATCCACGGCCGGCATCGCGCGCCTGCATCAATTGGACCAGGGCCAAGGCACCACGATAAACGTCAACCAACAGGTCGGCGTGCAGCTCGGCGACGTCGAGCTGGCCCGGCGCATGGCCACGATCTTGGAGGACGGCCTCGACGCCATGAATCATGAGCCGGCGAACGATGAGCCGGCGAACGATGAGCCGGCGAACGATGAGCCGGCGAATAGTTCGCATGCGAACTATCTAGCTCCATGAGCAGCATCGACAGCATGCTCGCAAAGGTCAAAGGCATGACGCCGGAGGCGCGCGCCGATATGAATGCGCTGGTCATGGAAAGCACCGGCAGCCTGATATGGTCACCTAACCCTGGTCCGCAGCGCCAAGCACACCGATCGAGGGCCGACCTACTATTGTATGGCGGCGCCGGCGGCGGTGGGAAGAGTGATCTGCTGGCCGGCTTAGCATTGACCGAGCACCGTCACTCGCTGCTGGTCCGACCTCAGTATACAGACCTGGGAGCGCTCATCGATCGCGTCGTTTCTATCACCGGCACGCGCGACGGGCTCAACAGCTCACCGCCGGCCCAATACAAATACGACGGCCGGGTGCTGGACTTCGGCGCCGCCTCCACGATGGAGCGTGCCGAGACATGGCAAGGCAACCCACATGATCTGCTCGCCTTCGATGAGGCTGCCTTGTTTCACGAGAGCATCATCCGATACATGATGGGCTGGAACAGGCTGGCATCGAGCGACCTGGATGAAGTCAGCGACCAACGAGTGCGCACCATCCTGGCGTCCAACCCGCCGCTGTCGGCCGAGGGTGAGTGGCTCATCGGAATGTTTCGCCCATGGCTCGATGTGACCCACCCCACCCCCGCGAAAGCTGGCGAGCTTCGATGGTATATAACCTGTCTCTTATACACATCTGACGCTGCCGACGATCTT